GGTCCAGTATATAATTCAGCAGGTTAGCCGTAGCCTGCACTCCTCCGCCCTGTCTAATATCTTCCGGCACATACTCATACGTGGAATCAAACGGAGCTTTGCCGTTGGTGTGGTGCATGTGCTCTAAGATAACGTCTGGCCTGAATCTAAGTAGGTTGTGCTTAAAGCCGAGTAACATCCAGGCGGCGTCTATGTTCATGCCGTCAAACATGAGCTTCCCCACACGCCTAACCAGGTTGCCGCCTATTACCGGGAAGGTACACATGCGGCGGCCCTGCAAGAGATCGTCGCCGTAAGCTATGTAATCATCGCCTGCTTCGTCTATAAGTATCTGATCCCAGTGGTAAGTGCGCGGAACCATGTCATCGTTGATGTGGCCGTACCATTTGAGGTTGGGCCAATAGGTGAAATGATCGTTGTTGATGTGCCACACCGGATTTTCGGGCCTGCTGCACTTGATTATTCTTAGCCAGGTTTTCGGCAGGTCTATCTTGTCGTAGGCGTCTAACTGTGGGTCGTCTATGTCCAGGTAAAGACAGACCATAGCCGTAGCGTCTGTGTAACGGTAGGCCATCGCTAGCCGTTCTATGTTGTGTGGCCTGCCACGGCTGGGGAGGATGAACATCAGTTAACCAAATCGTTACAGTCAGTCGGGAACATAAGTACACAGTAACACTCAGTCATTGCCGAGCGTGCCCGTTCACAGCGCTCTCTAGTGCTAAACGGCCCAAATACTTCACGGCCAATGGCGAAGTACCAGGCGAGTAGGGCTAGGATTAACCAGCGGTTCATTTTGAGTAACGCTCCGGGTGCTGGTAGTTCCAGGCCCAGACAGGGATTAAGCTAATGCCTTCTGGTTTCATCTAGTCACCTTCAGCCTCGGTTACTTTGGGGTCGGCCATGACTACCCAGACACTACAAATGCACTCATCGGCATGACGAGCACAGGTAAAACAAAACGGTTCGCCTTCTATTGCTGGCTTAGTTGGCAGTGATATTTCTTTAACGATAATCATGCACTCATAAAACTAGGAGCAACAGGTCTCGGCATAGATGGCTGCGGCGGTATCTCCCACCTAGACTTAGCCATAGTCCTAAACGCATCGGCGGCATGGCTAGACCAATCATGGTAGGGTTTCTGTTTGTATTCTTTGCGTATCTCGTCGTATTCCTTGTGATATGCGCCTAGACATTCTAATCCACGCTGGCATTTGGTAGCGTCGAACCAGCATTGGGGAAAGAGAGACCTAACAGCCTGGATGCCATCGTCAACGTCGTTAGAGCGTGTGACAATATCAATTGGTCGGATGCCAAGTCTTTCACCTGTATCGCGCCTAGCTTCTCCAGTGCCTCCAAAGTCTCTATTGCGACCATCATGTGGCCAATAATGTCTCGCATATGTGTAAGGCTTTGCTTGTAAGACTTTAGCGTAGTGTCCAATGGCTTCTCCTGAGTTCTCGTAGTAGTCGATAAACAGCATACGCAGCCCGTGCTTCTGGCCAAACCAGATGGCTGTGCTGTCGCCCATGCCGAGATCCCAGAAGGTGTAGACAGGCTCATTACTGCGCCACGGCACGTCTGTTATCCTGCCTTGAGCATGGGCTGCCCTAAGCTGGTCTGTGTAGTAACCACCCTGTCTAACGGACTCGAATGAGCAGAAGTATTCTTGCTGCAGATATGTCTCAGCGTCCGATGCTGCCCAGCCTCGTGCTATCAGTTCTGTATATTCATCGCGTACTTGGGCATGAGTAACGACGGGCTGGCCATTCTCGTCTACTGTGTGATCTATGGTGAGCAGCGAGCAGTACCACTTGGGGTTATTCTTGGCCATCTCGTATAGCCGGTAGGCGTGGTTCTTGCCACGGGGCGTGAAGTTGTAAATGGCCCAGCCGCCGTTTTCAACTAATATGGGACGCAACATCAGGTCTGCCGCATCGTTTTGTAAGCTGTACTCGCTATAGATAACCCCAACTGGGTTAGTGCCGACTATTCTGTCAATGTTGTCTGTACCTATGATCTGGTAGACACTACCCGTGGTTAGTTCAATCTGTAGCTCGGTTTCGTTTTTGCTTTTTATTAGCGGGCTTGGGAAGTGCCCCAGCACTGGGAAGCCTGTCTTGTCTGTCGCGTCCCAGATTACCTTTTTCCCCTGGGCGTACGTTGGAAACAGGTGGTAGTATGTCCCCTTGCGGCGTAACATCGAGGCTATAGCGAAATTCAAGTCTGTTTTGTCCTTGCCGCTCCTCCGATGCCATACCTTCACCGCCCGCGTTATCCCGCTCTCCATTGCCTGCCAGAACGGGAGCTGGTAGCTCCTGGGTATGTAGTGATATGGAATGTTGATTGTGATCGAATTGGACGACATTTACCGTTATACCGGCTGGCTGTAGCGCTGCCTTGTCTGGTATGGCCTTGTCAATGAGATGGCGCATAGTGGCCGGGTCGCTGGCTGCCATGCCAAAGTAAGTAGCGCTGATCTCGGCTGCCCGCTCATCACGTAACCGCTCGATGGCTTCACGCAATGTTTCCCTAGCAATTACCCGCTCTTTAGTTGGATGACCTGCGCCTGGCCGTTTACCGCCTCTCGCTAACTTGTTCCCTGGTTGGAACGGCATTTATGTTGAAAGTTTGTTGAAAGATATGTTGATTGCCATCTGCCAAATGCCACTTATCTACCACTACCGCTAGACAATAGCAACCCATATTTAGTGCAGCCCTGCCCTAGCTATTACATGCCATCTGCCACTTGCTGTGTGCCATTTGCCAAATACCTACACATAAATTGACTGGTTTTGCCTACAGTATCTAAAAGATACCATGCGATTTCATTACAGAATCATACTGGCTTGATTCATGCTTAGTATTCAAGATATCTTAGTTAGAAAGGGAGAAAAAAGATGCTTAACCCGTCATTGTGCATGGAACAAACGCAACATGTTGACGATACTGCGAAGTTTTCAAAAACGGCGTATTAGATCGAAGCGGTACATTCGCAGAGACAACCCATGTCAGATTCTAACAAACACGGTGGCCGCCGCAGGGGTGCTGGGCGTAAGCCTCGCACCTCTGAGCCGGTTCGAGCTGTTACTGTCAGCCTGACAGAGCACGAGATAGACAAGGCAAAAGAGATTGGCACTGGACAAATTAGCAAGGGCATAGGGATAGCAATAGAAACGTTTGAAAAACTGGAAAAGGAGTTAATGAAATGAACAATTCAAAACACACACCGGGGCCGTGGATGGCTGCTGAGATGGGTGTCATCGCAAACGGGTTGACAACACAGAACCGGCAAACAAAAAGGGGCGGATTAACCGCCCCCCTCTGCTTTTGTTCTCGCCAATTGATTTTAGTTTCGGGTCACTCCATCCAATACCCTCCATTTCGCGCTAGATTGCCTTTAAACGCATTTTCAGTGTTTACCCTGCCCAAACCATTAACCTGCCATCTAGCATTTGCCATTTGGCAAATACGGCGCATTAAGCCGCCTCCTCAAGCCTGCTCTTTTTCTTGGTTCTCTTAATCAGCGGCAGATTGTGTGCCCTCACCTGCTGCTTTCTGGCCCTCTGGCGCTTGCCGGTGGTTGTTTCCTCGATGCTTTCCAGGATCTTGCGCCTTACCCACTCATGAGCCCAGCCGAAGTATTCGCATATCGTCACAAAGCTACAGGTGCAGTAACGCTCATCATCCGACATCAGCCAGGCCACTGTTCTCTTGTAGACGTTGCCGCGAGGTGGGCCGTTACGATACAACACAGGCCCGCGTTCTAATGTCCTGATAGCATCGAACAGGATAGCCATAAACAGCTTAGCGTAGGGGTTTAGCTCTCTAGGCTGTTCCGGTAACTGCTCGTTTAGATACTGCCAATGCTTGGGGTCTGTGTAATCCCCAACCATTTCGTCTACTTGCCAAGTCGTCATCTAGCTATCTGCTCCTATTCGTGCGCGGGCGAGTGTCCAGTGGTTACCGGAGGTTCAGCTCCTTTTCAGCTTGAACAAAGGACACTCATTAAGCTGTACAGCACCCACGCTATTTGCTCCTTGTCATTTGCCATTTAGCATTTGCCTACGCAAAGCTGTTCTGTCCGCATGATGCGCCTTGCACACCGTTTCTA